CTTCAGTAGCAGACCAAGCAAAAGCGTACCCTGAGTTAGCGAGTAAATTTGGCTCTTTTACAGGTGCGCCTGAGCAGTATGATCATGGGTTTTTAGGGGATGATTATGAATTTACGGATGAGTTTACAGAAGTTTCTGATGCATTAAAGGATATGGGTGTAAATCAGGAAGGTTATGAAAAGCTTATTTCCTTACAAAGAGATCGTGAAGAAAACATACATAAGGCTTATAACAATCCAGAGGCAGAAGTGGAAGCCTTGGGTAAGGATGGGCAAAGACGGATAGACAATGTTGATAGATATTTGCAGGCTAATTTAGATGACGAGACTTATGATAGGGTTGCCCCAGGTGTTAATTCTGCTGCTGTGGTTGAAGCTTTTGAAATTCTCATTCAAGCGACAAAACCCAAAGCGCTACCTTCTGAAGGAGGAGAAAACCCTACGGGAATGACTGAAGACAAGCTTTTAGAAATGCGTAGAGCTAAAACAGAAGGCGGAGATTTTAGGATGTCAGTTGATCCTGATTATCGAAAAATGGTTGAAGGTGAATGGGAGCGCTATTATGGGAATAGAGCGCATACCTCTGTGGTAGGTGAATAATGAAGATTAAAGAAGGTGTAAATCTAGCCGGGATTCAAATTGAGATGAGACCAGTTCTCATTGCAGCCGAAAAATTATGGAAGGACGACGGGCAAGAGCTTGTAATAACCGCAGCGCTTGATGGTACGCATTCTGCCGGGAGTCTCCATTATTATGGTTATGCAGTTGATCTTAGAACAAGATATTTTGAGCAGAGTGTTGTGCATGAAATAGCTGCTAAGTTAAGGGATACTTTAGGTGAAGATTATGATGTTATCGCGCACCAAACGCACATGCACGTAGAGTATGATCCAAAAAGTTGACACTTTGACATAATGTAAGTTACGATAAGTAATCCGATACCCTTAATAGGCCGGATGTATATTATTGGCCCCTACTAATAGGGATACCCATAGCTAATTTTGTATATCTAATCCTATTGGAGGGTTTTTTTATGAGTAAGTTTTTATCTGCTGTTGCGTCGAAGGAATTCGATAGCGACGTAAAACAAGAGTATCAAACTGCTGGTCTCTTAAAAGATTGTGTCACTCGTCGTAATGGCGTTATCGGTGATACGTATAATTTCCGCCGCATGGGCAAAGGCTTGGCAAATCAGAAATCTACTTCTGATCTGGTAACGCCTATGGATGTTGACCATGAGTTGATTCCCTGTGTTCTTACTAACTGGAATGCTCCAGAGTACACAGATATCTTTGATCAAAAAGATGTAAACTTTGATGAGAAAATGGAGCTTGCAAAAACTATTGCACACGCTCTAGGTCGTCGTACTGACCAGCTTATCATTGATTCTCTTGAGGCAGCTACGCCCACTATCCCTGATGCACCTGCTGCTGGCGGATTGACGTTGGCAAAGCTAACTTATGCAGCTTCAGCTCTTACAGATCAAGGCGTACCTACTGCTGATCGCTATATTGCAATTAGTGCTGCCGGGCTGGAAGATATTCTAAACGACACTACAATCACTAATCAGGACTACAACACTGTTCGCCTGTTAATGGCTGGTACAATTGATTCTTTCATGGGCTTTAAGTGGAAGATCATTGAGACTCGTGAAGAAGGTGGCCTTGCTAAAACTGGAGCGGTTCGCAACTGTTGGGCATGGCATAAAGCTGCTGTAGGTCAAGCATTTGGCATTGAAATGACCACACGCGTAGATTGGGTTGCAGAGCGTACAGCCTGGTTATGTAATGGTATGTTGAAAGCTGGTGCTGTCGTGCGAGATGTAGACGGTATCGTTAAACTTCCAATTACTGAATAAGGAGGCTGAAATGGCTTTTGATAGAGATAATTTAATCCGTATTGGCGGTGCAAATAGTGGAGCCAAGGCGTTATGGATGTACGCATCTGAAGATGACGCTTATGCTGCTATTGGTGCTGCTGATTACTTTTTAGAAGCATTAGTTGAGTTAAAGCTTGACGATACGCTTATTGTAACCGATAGCTCTAATGTGCATACCATCACCTATGTTAGTGATCGTGATACCACTTCAGGTTCCGAGACTATTAGCGTAGCTGCTGGTAATACCATTACAGCTTAACAAATTGAGAGGGGGGCCTTTCCATTCTCTGGATGCCCCTACCCTTAGGCCCCCTTCTCAACCTTATTGGGGAGATTCATGGCAACAAAAATAAGCGCTATCTCTAATGCTTTTCTCTTAATAGGGGATAAGACCATAAATTCGCTTGATGAGGATAGTTTTCGCGCTACTGTTGCGGCAAATCTTTACGATTCTATTTATCAAACAGAGCTGGTGTCTCATCCTTGGACTTTTGCAAGAAAAATGCAGAGTCTTGCGCTAACTACAGAAACGCCTGTTACTGATGAATGGAAACTTATCTATCAGCTTCCTTCAGACTTGATTTCTGTATATCGAGTATATCCAAGGTCTGATTATGAGATATATGGGGATAAAATTTATTCCAATACGAACAATTTAACACTTGATTATTTTGCGCGTGTTGACGAGTCTGCATGGCCTCCATATTTTGAAAAGCTTATGCATTTTGCTTTAGCTAAAGACTTTGCTATACCCATTCGAGAAAATGCCTCTCTAGCGCAATACTTGGATGGTCTCTATATTGGTCAAGGCCAGAAATCCAGAGCGGTAGATTCTAAGCAAAGGCCGCAAAGACAAATACAGAGTAAGCCTTTTATTGAAGCGAGATATACACAAGGATGAAAGCGCAAATACTGCAAAATAACTTTGCAGCAGGAGTTTTCGAGCCGAGACTTGCTGGAAGGACTGACATTGACCAGTATTACAAAGCTCTTAAAAAAGGGGAGAATGTTGTCACAATTCCTCTTGGTGGCGTAACAAGAAGGGCTGGGCTTGAATATATAGACAAGCTTCCAAATCAATTAGTTGAAATTAATGCTTCTCCAACAATGCCCAATGGCGGTACACCTGGAGATATAAATGATTTTGATTATTCTACCTTTACCAGCACTACGATTGCTCCGGGCACTACTGATCCGTATGTTATAGCAGAGTATGATTTTGGGGCAAATCAAAACGTACTGTACTGGGACATCATAAATATAAGCCTAGATACTGGCTCTACCACAGAGGTCGTAGTTCAAGAGTCGTCAAATGGTTCCACGTGGAACACTATAGGCACTATACCTATCATTGATACAAATATAAGGTCTTACAGAATAGAGGGTACAGACAATAGATATTTTAGGCTTGTAAGAATAGGGGCTACAGATTTAGGCAGCTCTGTATTTACCTTGTCTGGATTTTGGTCTTATTCAGAGGGCGTTGCTGGAAGTTGTAGGATTATAGATTTCGGGGTAAGTGACCAAGATTTATTCCTTGTGGTTCTAACAGACAGGACCATCATAATCTATGAGAATGACGCAATACACACTATCTTGCCATCAAAGTTTGATGAAGCTTCTTTACAGACAATGGATGCTGCTAGGACAGATTATGTGATGTTGATGGTTCAAGAAGATGTTGTTCCTCAAAGGCTGATCTATGACACGTTTGATGATTTGTTTTTAATCGATGATGTGCCTTTTTCTTCTATCCCTGTATTTGATTATAACGATTCGCTTTCACCCACTCCAGTTCAGGCGGTTTATGATTATTCGTTTAGCGGCTTGAATAATGGACAGTTATTTAGATTAAGGCTCGAAGGATTTGAAACAGAAGAGATTGTGTATGAGGGCGCTGGTACAGTTTCAACTGCTGACGGGATAAGACGAGCTTTAGAGGCTTTGCCTATTGTTGGTGCTGGGGGCGTTTCGGTTGATAACACTACGCAAAAAATAACCTTTTCAGATTCTTCTACAGATAATTTTGAGATATTTACAGGATATGTAACAACTGGGGATGCCTCTGATACGGTCACAATATCGGTAGATGTAACGGGTTCTCCTCGAAAAGAAGATGTATGGAGCGAGATTAGGGGCTATCCAAGAACGATTGCTTTTTATCAAAATAGATTATGGTTCGGTGGCACAAAGTCTAAGCCTCAAAGTCTTTTTGGAAGCAGAACAAATGCCTTTTTTGATTTCAAGGTAGATATTGGCTTGCCAGCAGACCCTATATTTGTTTCATTAAATTCCAAGAGAAGAAACTCTATAACCTCTATAGTATCGAGCAGAAGGCTAGCTATATTCACAGATGGCTCTGAGTTTGTAACTAATGAAGGCGCCATTACACCAGAAGATATTACGATTGATTCACAGACTTCTTATGGCTCAAGTTTCGTTAGGCCGGTAGACGTAGAAGGTAATATAATTTTTATAGATAGGAATTCTTCCACTTTAAGAGGGTTCTTGTTTGATTTTGGTGAAGATGGATTCTCATCACAGAACCTATCACTTCTTTCTTCACATCTTATTAAGTCTCCTGTTGATATGTCTTTTGGAGTAGGCATAGGAGGCGATGACACAATTTACGTATTTATTATTAATGAAGATGGAACCGCTGCTGTTTACAACACTTTAAGAACGCAAGGTATCTCAAACTTTACTGAGATGACCACTGAAGGCGATTTTGTTTCGTGTGAAGGGTTAGCTAATGATATGTATTTCGGTGTCTCAAGAACGCTAGATTCGGTAGATGGAATTTATTTAGAAAAGTGGAATGAAGAACTTTATACAGACTCTTCTGTTCTGCAAACTTTTGGGGCACCTACTGATACAATTACGGGCCTAGACCATCTTAATGGTGTAGAATGTCGGGTAGTTGCTGACGGTTCCATTATGGATAATGCTACACCTGTAGGCGGCGAAATCACTTTGGTTAGGGAGGCTTCTGTGGTTGAGGTAGGGATAAATTATAATTGCACGATTCAGATGATGCCGCTGGCACCTGTTACTGGTGCTGGCAATGGATTAATGCACAAAAAGAAAATTGCCAGACAACATTTTAATGTGTATGAAACATATCGCGGATGGTCTGTAGATGGGAGGGTAATACCCTCTAAAGACTTCGGAGAAGGGCCAAGTGATACCCCTTTAGGAACACCGCCTGCCCCATTTACTGGATACATTAGGAATATAGAAGGCCAGGAGGGCTGGGAATCTTTGCTAGCTCCTTTGTTAGAGTTTCCTGATCCTTTACCTTTTACTATACTAGCTATTGAATCTGAGGTTGAAGTCTCGTGATTAAAGACAGTGAATTTAATTTATCTTCAATGTATGGCGAAGGCCCTATGGTAGGGGGTGATACCCCTAGCGGCGTTGATAGGGGAGATGCTAATTTTGCGAGTACATGGCAAAAAAATGTAAGCCCTTGGGCTAATTTAGGGGCGGGTCTTTTAGGTGCAATTAGCGAATTAAGAAGCGCTGAAAATGATTACAAGCTTACAAAGATTCAGGGCAAGATGGCAGACTCAGAGCTTAAAATGGCGTTACTGTCAGAAATGACAGCAGCCAGGGAGCGCTCAAAGTTAAGAAGAGAAAAGCTAGACAGATCGTTATCAGAAAGAGCTGTTAAAACGGCTGTATCTGGTCTTGCTCAAGAGGGGTCTGCAATAGCTGGAATTGCTCAAGATTATGAAAGACAGGCTGAAGATGAAAGGGCGGCAAGGCTAAATTTAAAATCAAGATCAAAATCAATGCGATCTCAAGTTGAGGCAAGAAAAGCTACAGCAAAATCTAGGGCTAAGCAAAGTCTATTACAGGCAAAAACTGACTTTTTAACTGATCAGCAAAGCGGATTGCCAGGGCTAATTAGGGGGCTTCCTTTGTAATGGTTTATACACGAGAAGAAATAATACAACCTAGTGGATTGGATCAATCTGCATCCTCATCTATTGAGGGTTTAAAAAATAGGTTAAGAATGAATACGGGCCAAAATATAGCTTTGGCTCAGCAGCAGGCAGCAGCACTTGGTGCAGAGCGCGGGGCTAAAGAGGGAATGGCTTTAGATGAGGAAGGGAGAGCGATTGCGCCTGAATTAAAGGCGGGGATTACTGCATTTCAGCAAGCCTTTAATAATTCTGCCATTGATGGCTATAAGGCAAGTTTACAGGCTGATATTAGAAATGACATAGGCAGAATATATCAAGAGAATTCTGATGATGCTGAAATGTTTAGCAAAAAGATTGATGCCTACCAGCAGGGGATTTCTGATGATGTACATCCTGAAGTAAGGGATGAAGTTTTATTTGCTATAAATAAAGAAAAAAACAATCTAGGACTTAAAGTAGCCGAGAATGATCTTTTAAGAAAACAAAAAGAAGCTATTGATGGGCACAATGAAAATATCACTTCAGCTTTTGAGTTTGCTAAAAGGGCGGCAGAAAATGGTGAAATTAAAGCTTCTAGTGATTATGCAGCAGAAGCATTTTTAGAGATTGATAAAAAACTTGAAAATGGATACATAAACCCAGATGAAGCTGTTCAGGCAAAACTAGATATAGAAAGAAGTCTAATGGAGTCTGTTACAAGAAGAGACTTAAGAAATGTTTATGAGGCAGAAGGAGAGAGTGCTGCATACAGCAAGCTTTATGAATTAGGTGAAAATGTTCCTGAGTGGTCAAATGTTGAAGACTGGGAAGCATTTACAAATTCTTTAGTGGCTGATCTAAATCAGCAAGTAACACTTCAAAAGAAAATTGTAACCCAGGAAGAAATAGCAAGAGACAAAAAGTTAAGTGATTTATTTATAGCCGCTAAAGACCCATCTTCTAATTTGGGAGAGGTTGTTCTTGAGTTTGAAAAAATGGTTAGCGAGGGCGTTGAGGGTGGTGAAAAAAGAATTTCACAGGACAAAATAACCTCATTCTATACTTCTATAAAATCATCACAAAAAGAACAAAGGGATACTTTAGATGTTTTTACTGAAATTTCCAATAAATGGGGCGGGGATTCAAGTGTTATTGTTGATCAAAAAGATGTCAACAAGTTTTATGATGATGTTGTATTAAACATTCCTGATCTTGATAATGCGACCAAAGCTGATTTTGTTAATAAAATGCTTGTTGTTCCTAACACAATGAAAAGGCAGCTTAAGCAGTATTTAATGTCTGGTGATGCAGAATTAATAAAAGAAGCTGCTGACTTAACTGATCGTATAGATGAGATGCCTGGAATTATTCAAGGTGTTTTTTCAGCAGAAGAAAAAGCTTTTGCAAATCAGGTAAACCTTCTTGCTCCAGTAATGGGTTCAGAAAAAGCCATAAAAGAGGCTAGAGAAATAACCGACCCTAGAAATGCTGAAAGGATAAAAGCCAGAAAAGATAAAATCAAGGAAGAGAAATTTTATAAAGACGAT